CCATGACCCGACTGAGCGACACAAAAGAATGGTTGAGTGGCTTACAAAACATCAGAACTTATGCAAAAGTACCGACTTTATTGTAATTTGGAACAATTTAAGTGAATGGGGTGGAACTGCTGACAGTCACGAATTAAGAGCATTGGTTATATCTGGATATAAAAACGCACTTGAGCGAGAAAACAAATGATACAAATGCACAAATGGTATCCGTTTGTGTATCCCAAAGAATACGATGTCAGGGCTATTGCTGTTGAAAAACGTGCCGAAAGATTGGAATTTGAACAACGACAGGCAGAAAAAGCGCAGAAAGTTCGTGATGTAGTTGAAGCGTATGACCTTGAGTTATACAACAAACGGGCAGAACAACACACTATCGAACTTGAAATGTTCAAAGACAGAAAGCAATTTGATAAATTTGCATAGGAGTGAAAATGGAAGACATTAAAAGCAGATTGACATTCCAAGTCACATTGATGGTTAGTGCCACTCTTTGTATTTCTATTCTTGCTATGGTCACAGCGTTTATGCTTGGCCTCTGGGCAAAACAAGTTGATAACCATGAAATCTTTAAACTGATTAGCCCAGCTTTTCAAACGATTGTTGGTGGATTTATCGGATTGTTGGCGGGTGTAAAGCTCTCGCACGATGAGCATAAATGTAAACATTGTGGAGAATAACGATGCTTGAAATCCTGTCTGGTGGTTTGTTAGGTTCTATCTTTGGTGGCGTGTTTCGCCTTGCCCCTGAAGTATTGAAGTGGCTTGATAAAAAGAATGAGCGTGAGCATGAACTTGCCATGTTCAAGAATCAATGCGATTTGGAAGCACAACGCGGTCAACAAAAGTTGGCTGAAATTGGCGCACAGCGTGAGGCCGCAGTAGATGTGGGCGTGATGGATGCGTTCAACAGCGCTATTCAACAGCAAGCTGAGATGGTTAAAGCAGCGGGTGGATGGGTAGCTAGCCTGTCAGCCTCTGTGCGCCCTGTGGTCACATATTGGGTCTTGTTGATTTATACATTTATCCATGTGTGGTTTACATACAACGCATGGTGTATGGGTTCGCCCCCAACCGAAGTGTTCAAAACAATGATGACACCAGACTTTTCTGCGTTGTTGTCAGGAACAATCAATTACTGGTTTCTTGACCGTACTTTAGCCAAGCGTGGGTTATGAACTTAGAACTGGCAGCAACCCTATGTCGCCAGTTTGAGGGGTTTAGGTCTAAGCCTTACCTATGCCCCGCTGGTATTCCTACCATTGGATATGGGTCAACTTACTATTCTGACGGGCGCAAAGTGACCTTGGGAGATAATCCTATGGACGAGTTTAACGCAAGAGCATTGCTCATGGCTGAACTCCAACACACTTATTTGCCTGGCGTTCTTAGGAACTGTCCCATCCTTGCATCTGATGAAAAGAAGTGCAATGCCATCGTAGATTTTTGCTACAACCTTGGTATTGGCAGACTGCAAACATCCACTTTAAAGCGCAAGATCAATGCTCAAGATTGGGATGGCGCTAAAGAACAATTGATGCTGTGGACTAAAGGCGGTGGTAAAGTATTGCCAGGTCTCTTAAAACGCAGACAAGCTGAATGCGCTTTGTTAAATTAAATTGTCATAAATAATGTTTAAGGTGTTGAAATGTCTAATATTCCAACATCTGATGATGCTGAGTTTTTTGCACAATCTGTGCAGAAATGGCAAAAGATTCTTAATCTGGCAGATTGGAGAATTGAAAAGGGCATGAAACCAGCAAAGGCTGCAATGGCCTCTGTTGAGTTCAATGATAACGCTAGGCTTGCCACTTACAGACTTGGTGATTTTGGTGCGGAAAAAATCACAAAAGAGTCATTAGACAAAACCGCACTTCATGAGTTACTTCATGTATTCCTACATGACCTAATGGTAACTGCCACAGACCCTAAATCCTCAGACGAGGACATTGAAATGCAAGAGCATAGGGTTATTAATTTACTAGAAAATTTGCTTAGTAAGGATTCTCATGTCATCAAGTAACGGTTTAACGGCTTGCACCGATGAGGAATTTATCCAGCTATGGAACAAACATCAATCTGTTGCAAAAATAGCAAAAATTCTAGGCATTTCGGATAGGTCTGTAAATTACCGCAGACGCAAAATGGAAGAACGTATTGGCACGATGCACGCTGCTGACCATCGTAGTGCCTTATACGAGGCAAGACAGCAATCGCATTCGCCCTTAAAACAGATCAATCTTGGTATAGAGAACGGCTCAGTTATTGTGTTCTCTGATGCCCACTTTATACCTGGTCAGCGTTCTACAGCCTTTAAAGGGCTTTTATGGGCTATTGAGGAGTTCAAACCCAAGGCGGTGATATGTAACGGGGATGCGTTTGACGGTGCATCTATAAGCCGCCATGATGTTACTGAGATGCCTCAGACTTCTGTTATCCAAGAGTTAAAGGCTACGCAAGCTGCGTTGGATGAAATTGAGGAAGCCGCCAAAGCCGTAAGGCATAATGTAAAGCTAATCTTTACATGGGGAAATCACGATGTCAGGTTTGGTAATCGTTTGGCACAACACGCACCACAGTTTAGAGATGTCGTGGGTTTTAAATTAACTGACCACATTCCAGATTGGGAATTTTGTTGGGCGGTTTGGCCTAACGATAAGGTCATTATTAAGCATAGATACAAAGGCGGGGTTCATGCAGCACACAACAATACTGTTAACGCTGGAGTTTCTATTGTTACTGGGCATCTTCATTCTCTAAAAGTCACGCCATTTAGTGACTACAACGGCAATCGGTTTGGTGTTGATACGGGAACACTAGCCGAGCCAGATGGCCCACAGTTCAACTATTCTGAACTTAATCCCTCAAATCATAGGTCAGGCTTTGCAGTTCTGACCTTTTTTAATGGTCGATTGCTTTGGCCTGAGTTAGTCCATAAGTTTGGCGAAAACTTAATAGAGTTCAGGGGTGAGGTAGTTGATGTGAGCGCACTATGAGTTCTTGGCTCATCATTCTTACAGGGGCGATTTATGCCTATATTGCTGGTGAACAGCTTATAAAAGAAAACCCCTACATGGCTATCGTGTACGCGGGGTACAGCTTTAGCAATGTGGGGTTATATCTGTTGGCGAAATAATTATTCGTTATCGTCAAGGCCAGCAAGGACTAATTCTTCATCTTCTGTTTCATCATCCTCAAGATCGTCAAAATCCTCAGCGTCTTCATCCCAGCCGAAAGTTTCGCAGTTTTCAATAAACGCCTGAACAGCTTTGATTTTATTGAAGTCATAGGTTTCAACTGTAATTTTCTCATTGCCAGACCATCCGAATTCCATTTCAAATTTCATGATTTTCTCCTTGAGCAACCAATTGTTGCAGTTAAATCCTAAGTGGGATTTATGTCAGCTAGGTGTCTTTCTGCCTGTGGTTTTAGCTATCCAACAGGCTTGACAAATCCACTTGTGCCCCATGTCAATCCCGCCCTCTGGTGGTTTACTTTTATCGCAAGAATTACAACATTTGTATTTATGTACAGGGTTGTGAATCCCAAATTTCACTTCGTGCATTCCCACTCTCTTTCGCTTCTTCCTGAATCTGATTTAACTGTTTTGCCTGTAAGCTGAATAAGCCCAAGCACTTTCATTTCGTTTAAGCGCCTAGCGACTTGGTTGCTGTCTAAGTTTGTAAATGCAGCAATGCCGTCCTTGCCCAATGCGCCATATCTTTGGAGACATTCCAAAATAAGCTGGTGATGTTGGCCAACAACTTCCTTGATGGAGTCTGCCGCCTCAAACGAGGTAAGGGGATCATTTGCCCGAACTCTTGGGAATTCTGGCGTGGCAAAAATTTTCTTAAATGCTTCTCTATAGTCCATGATGTTTCCTAAAGTGGTGGGGGTACTAACTGCTCTTTCGCTAGCTTTCGGAAAAAACTTTGCACAGCTTTCCCCCCGTTAATCAGAAAGGGATGTCTTCCTCATCTTTTGGCAAACCCTTGTATTCTTCTTTGGTTTTTGGCGTATTTAAATAAGCCCAACCGTTCCAGCCGCCATCGGGCAAAGGAATACTGTCTAACTTCAACATTGGGCCATTCTTAGTCTCAATGACCGAGCCAATGTTTTGGTAACGTGATTTCTCTTGACCGTCTTTGTTTGTGTATTTTCCTGACACAACGGTGATTTCGTATAGTTTAGACATTCTTGACTTTCATAAGTTTATTGATTTTGTCATCCAGTTCAGCAATAAATTGGACGATCTCAGCTTCCATTAGTTTGATATACATCTCATCCCGAGGGACACGTTTAACAAACAATTGAAGTTCCTCTGGCAGACGATTGTCGAATGACACAAAGTCTGTCCACATACGCCCTGTGCAAGCCATTTGGAATTGCATCTGAGTGTAGTATTTTGTTGGCACACTTTCAGACAATAAAGTCTCAATGTGCGTGGCGGTGTTGGGGCATTTAATCTCTATCAGCCCATCATCGCCCACAAGACCGTCAGGGGACGCACCAGCCATTTTAATTGTTGGGTGAGGCACAAACCCCACTTCATCGACTAAAACGTCTTTAAGCGCCTCATACGCGGCTCGGGCAAGCGGTTCTGTTTCTGTGCCGTGTTGCATGGCGGAGTTTGTGAAACTTTCGCCCTTTTGCCCTGTCAAGCGTTCGCAGACAAGTTGAGCCATGTAATTGTCACGACTAGCTGAGTACCCTGATTTAGTCTTGGCGATTACGTCAGCCACACGAGATGCTGTGACCTTGCCTATGCGAATGGCAAACCATTCGTCTGTGCCTTGTTCCATTAGTTCAATCATGTGTTCTTCTCCTTGAGTTTGGCTTCGATGGCTTGTTCATACGCCCACGAATTGTTGATGTCCCAATTAACACGGTTGTAGATTTCAATAAACTCCTCATCCGTCAGCCCTACCCATGTGCGCTGTGGTTGGGTGGTGTAACAAGCCATTCGAAACTCAGGTTTTAGCCTGTCGTAATGTTCTTTTGAAATAGACATCCACAGATGGTCTTTGGTCAACCCGTAATATTCAGGCTCATCCTTCGCTTCTAGTGCGGCTTTAATGGCGGTGATGGCAATCTTGGCTCTGTCTGATTGCCATCGTGTTTCGTTACTCCATGCGATTTCTCCAAACGCCTCCAATGCAAGGCGCAAAGTTTCGTCTTTATTCATCATGTTTCCTATTTGTCGTTTGCGCCACATTACAGTTTTGCTTTTGCTATGTCTTTGGCTTGGATTACTTTCATCTGCCAGGCTTTGTCACCATCACAAGCTGCATACGCTACTTTGTAGGCAATCTTGAGTTCGTCTTGCGTGGTGGCGTTCTCGATGGATTTAAACAAGTCAACCATCGTTTCTGGGTCAATCGTTGACTCAGGTTCTGCACCGTTTGGTAAATCCTCGCCAGCGTAGATGTACAGGCCAAGTCCATGCAAGCTGAGTGCCTTGGTCATGCAACGCATGATTGCGGTGTTGACCTGAAAAGCATCAGGGCTTTGGATAGCCTTGTTGCGGTGATCCATCACGGGTAACTGGCAAGTCATTGGCTTGTCAAACATGGTGACTGTGACCCAGACCATTGCTGTGCCGTTGATGTCCATGTAGCACTTGTCGCCAAACATTTCTACCTTAAACGTGGCTTTAGGATCGGCTTTGAGTGCTTCAGCCCATCCCCAAGCCCATGACAAGTAAGTCAGGTTGGCTTTTTTCTCGGTGTGGTCGTTGACGTTGAGCGTCAGTAAGTTTGCGACTGTCATGCTTCATCCTTTAAATAAGCCGTAAGGCGTTTGATTCTGTCTGAGTGATAATCAGCCATGCGCCTGGCATATTCTTGGGCGCTGAGAGCCTCCAATAGCTTGCGTTGGGCTGATTCAAGTTCTTTAGCAGCCATTTCTTTGGCTGATGGCAACCGCCAGTAGTTTTTTAGTTGGTCAATCATGCTTGTCCCCTTGCTCGGATGTCGTTTGCAATCTCAGGCAAACACTCTTGACTGTATGTGTCAGGCAAACTGCTTTCTTCAACAATCTTTGCACACGCCTCACGCTCATGCTGTGCTACTAGCTTGGCAAATTGTCTTAGCGCATAGTGCTGACCTTCGGATGGATAAGGTAAAAACTCGTGTATCAACTTGGTTAGTTCATCTTGTGTCATTAGCCTCTCCATGCGAGCATTACGCCCCAACCGCCAAAGATGATGATTGCCAAAGTGCATTCAATGAGTGTTTGAATAATCTTAGATTTCATTTTGTTCTTTCAGCATACGAGCGTGGTGAATCTTGACTTCAGACATGATGTGGTCTGAGTTCTCATAATCGAGGTCATAGGTAATGTTGTTACCTTGTTGGTCGTACACGAACACATCGTAGATTTCCTTGGTGTCGTGGTCGTAGGGTTGATTGCGTTCTGCTGGGTAGTAGTCATACCCAACACGGACTTTTTCAAGTGTGTTGCCGTCATCGTATGTGACGTATTCATCGAAGTAGTAGCGGAGGTTAAAGTCAATCATTTGGTTTCCTTAAAAGACCCCGAGAAGTTCAGGGCATGACGCTACTGTACATCAAAATTAACAACACACAACATTTATTTATAGGGACTTTCCCTAATGTTGTATTTGTGCAACTTATCTAATGTTTAGTTTGATATACTAATTTCATGGACAAACAAAAAGCAATCACATTGGCTGGCTCACAGAGTGAGCTTGCACGCATCTTGGGTATATCAAGAGCAGCAGTACACAATTGGAAAACCATCCCGACTGGTCGCCTTTATCAATTAATGGTGTTGCGTCCTGATTGGTTTTTGTAGTAAAATAATTTGAAACACGGCTAGGCAGGGAGTAATTACCCCGCTGAAAAGAGTTCCTCCCTCTCCTGCCGCAGTTTCTTTTAGGGAGTGTTAAAAGGCGAGAAAAATGCACTATTACAAGAGAAATCTTGGCGACTATGCCAAGAAAGCGGGTCGTTTGACAATGCTTCAGCACGGAGCGTATACGCTTCTTATTGATTCGTGCTACGACCGTGAAATATTCCCAACTTTAGATCAAGCCCTTGAATGGACTTGGGCTTCAACTGAAGCTGAAGTTGAGGCTGTAAAGTTTGTTTTAACAAGGTTTTTTACACTTGATAAAGACGGCTCTTTTGTGCAAGACAGAATTCTTCAAGAGTTGTTGCATTACCATAAAAATGCAGATACAAACAAACGAATCGCTGATGAAAGAGAAGCAAAGCGTAAAGAAAAGCGCACGAACCGTGAACAAGACGTCAACGAAGCGCCACCTAACCAAGAACCATTAACCAATAACCATAAACCAAAGAGAGAGATAGCAACTGTCGTTGCTTGCCCTCCTGATGTTGACCAACAAATCTGGGATGACTGGAAACAGCTACGCAAAGCCAAAAAAGCCCCTGTGACTGAAACCGTGGTGAACAGCGCAAGAAAAGAAGCCGCCAAAGCAAACATGGCGTTCAGCGACTTTTTGAGCGTGTGGTGCGCTAGAGGCTCACAAGGGTTACAAGCCGACTGGCTCAAGCCTGACGAACGGAATTTAAGCAAGACTGGACAAACAAACCAAAGCGTTATGTCTGGTCTAACCCGTGGACTTGTTGGAGGTGGCTCAAATGTCAAACTACTCGGAAGATGATTTCTGCACAACAGATGAGGGACTTGATTACATTTTTGT